AATTGGTTCAAGCGTTGGGTTATTGTACACCCTTGTCAAACGTAAGAGCCAGTTAAGGCTTTTTTAATTACAAAATAATGGAACTAATAAAAGTGGCGACTAACGCAAGTGGAAATCAAGTTGTAAGTGCAAGAGAGTTGTACGATTTTTTAGGACTCAATAAGGCTGCTTTTGCGAGGTGGGCAAAAAAGAATATTGAAGAAAATTCTTTTGCGAAAGAAAGCGAAGATTGGGAGGGGTTCAACATTGTGTTGAACGGTAACGAAAGTAAAGATTATGCACTTTCATTGGACTTTTCAAAAAGATTATCAATGATGGCACGAACAGAAAAAGGTGAAGAGGCACGAAATTATTTCATTGAATGTGAGAAACAAACTAAAAAAGCTATACAACCAATGAGTCAACTCGACATATTGGCCATGAGTGTTGCTTTATTACAAGAGCAAGCTAAGAAGATAGAAGAAGTTAACAATAGGATTGATAAAATAGAAGCAAAACAGCTAACAAGTGGAATTGATTATTACACTGTCATTGGATTTGCAAGCCTCAATAAGGTGAAAGTAACACCATCGCAAGCTAATATATTAGGCAGAAAATGTTCAAGCCGTAGCAGGTCAATGGGTGTCCCTAAACAAGATATTCACGACCCAAGGTATGGATTAGTTGGTGGATACCACGAAGAAATATTAGAGTTTGTTTTTATGCAAGAAGGGTATTTATAATAAACAATTACAATCATGAACGAAATTAAAGCATACAGTTGCGAACATTGCAATAAGTACTACAAGAAAACCAAGAATAGTGTAGAGAATCATGAGCAGATTTGTTTCGCAAACCCAATAAACAGAGCTTGTCAAAGTTGCCAATACAATGAGAGGGTGAGTCGAACTGTGTATGATCCGTTCCATGGTGGCAATCCAGGTTCTACTGACTATGATACTCAGATAAATTGGTGCAATAAGCTTGATATAGAACTAGATAGGTACACATTAAGGAAAGATTGCCTAGCATGGGAGACAAAGATTGATATAGAAGAACTTATTGAGCAGCAAAATAAACAGCAACTATCATGAAACCAAGCCAAAGACAAAAAGACCTTATCCTCGCAATATCAAAAGAAATATCAGGGTGGGCAAACACAAACGATATTGATTCGAGTTCGCATTGGAACTTAATTACTGAATTTTGTGAATCATTAGAATTAGAAGAATCAAAAGAATCAATACTGAATAATTGCCTTGATGAAATAATGACAATAATTAAACAGACAGCATGACACGCATAGAAAAGAGAATCGCATTCGATATGGTACTATTTTTCGTAACACTGATCACCTTCTGGACCCAGTATCAGGAGGAGTATGGCATTATGGACAAAGTTTGGAGTGTTATTGTCGGGTCTTACTTAATATCCTCTGCAGCCTCAATTTATGCTGTAATAGTGACAAATAAGTACCTAAAAGACTTCTGTATCTTGATTAGCTTTATCAGATTCGGGTCCATGTTATACTTTTTGTCTAATATTTTCTTTGACTTTGAGACGGTATCTAATGGGCCGCATTTGATTTTTATTGGAACAAGTACCGTAATTGCTTTTATCTTAAGTAAAACTAAGCTAATTTTGAGTATAAGAAAATTCGTAACATGGCTGAGTATGGGCTAAGTAAATTAATAGGTTCTGCATTATTCTCCTTCTTTCTTTTGCTCAGTATGCTCACATCTATGGAAGAGCCACTCAATGACCCTGCATTTAAAGCTTTCACTGAATCTCTCATGGTAAAGTATAAAGTCCAGATTGGTATGTTTGTTATATCTGCTATTGCTATTGCGGTAAACGTTGCGAAACAATGGGTAAAGCGAGATTTAATGGTAATTCAACTGGAGCTTGAGAAAGAAAAGCTTCGGACTGAAAAACTAAATAACGACCTGAAAGAGCTAGATATTGAACAAAAAAAATCAGCACCGAAATAATATCAATGCCGATTATGTTTGAGGATTAACTAATTTACAGTATCTGTTAAGATTTCATCAAAAATCTCATTAATAGTTTGACTGTAATATGGTTCTCCATCTACAATAAAATAGGAATCTATTCCGCAATACTCATCCTCTCCATTATAATTGTCTTTATCGTACTTTCTAAAACTATATTTATTCATCAAGGACTTTAACTCTGCTTTGAACCCTTCTACCTTATCCATGATTAAAAACTTAATTTCTCAATATACTTTCTTACTTCTGCCTCTATCTTGAGAGCCTCTATTTTAGAAAATTCTACCCATTCCTGAACAGTTCTTAGATCTGGGCTCTTATCAACATACTCTTTTAGGCCCTTACCTCTATCCTCCCAGATTTTGCCATCTTTCTTAAACCCAACGTCAACGATACTATCTCTGGTCAACTTTCTAACACTCAAAGGTACTAGATTATTCTGGGGCCGGTACGACGCAAAGTACAGTGTTTTTAACTTATCGTTACAAGTAAAGTTATGAATACACTGGTGAATATAATCTTTGGATATTCCTGGTTCAAGACAATTTAGTACATGTTTCTTTCTCTGTGGGCATTTAATCTCACACGCAATAGTCTCATCTTTGGTTAATCCATCAGCAGAAACTCCTAAAATTGGGATACCGGACTGAATCCAAGCTACTTCCTCAAAGAATATTCCAGTGTATTTGCCCAATTCAAATCTCGCTTGAGGTTCCAAATCGATACCGTACATCATGGCTTCAGATGCGTAATTATCGTCATCGTCTTCATCAAACTCCTCGACACGCTCAGAAAGTATGTCGAGGGTTAAAGTCTCAGAATCTACGTAGAGTCCTTTTGCTCTAGTGCCGCCAATCTTACCATGCTTGATTCTAAACCAAGCTTCGGAACCTTGCTCAAAGTCACGATGGATCTGCATTTGGATTACTTAGTTTTTGTTTCAATTCTTCTTTTTTCGCCAGTACTATTGCATTTGCTTTTTCAGGAGCAGTAAGTGCTGCCCAAATTTCGGCCAGAAGTGCCACCGTATCGGCTTTCTCTAATCGAGCAATACAATCCGCTTCATCGACTGGTTTTGGAGCCGTAGCGGTCATTAATTGAGAACTTGGTTTTGATACTATTCTGATTGCGTCATGCATTTCTCCAAAGGCTCTAATCTTCTTTGTGGTAAGCTGAATCTTTTTCCCGACCATAAGTTCGATATATTCTGTATCTGTAACTTTGCAGAGTGTTTTTCGGTTTGTAGCATTAAGAATAACTGGCTTTACCTCGTTAAAATACACCGTTAGTACTGGCTCCATGGTTTGACTTTTCTGATTAAAAGTCTCCTCCTGCTTCACTTCTTTGATTGTAACGATAATATCTACCGTTTTCCCAGAAGAATCTTGCAAATCCCAACCACCTAAGTAATTGGGATTTCGCAACTTATTGATATTGGTTAATGTCTCCCCCATCTTAATCTTCGGTTTCTGGTCGACCAAGCGGATAAAGCTGGAGAAGAATCTGGGCTCTTTGTAGCTTTAGCCCATCAATATCTTCTTTAAATTCTTTTGCAGTACGTTTCTTTTCAGCCTCTAAAGACTCAATTTGTACTGTCAATTTGCTGGCTTTTTCGTCCAACTGTGCTTTTGTTTCTGCGTCCATGTTTGTATTATTTAATTGATTTGAAAATTTCGTATGCTTTTACTGTGCCATGTGCTTTAATTATCCTGGCAACTTCTTCTGCGGCCCATGCTGCGATGATATAGTTTTCAGATTTGATTTCAACCTCTACTATAACACCATCAATATAATCACGAGAGTCAATTTCTTCCTGCAATTCCTCTATTTTGTCCTCGCACTCGTCTACTTCGTCTTCTAGTTCTTTAACCTCTCCTCTTAAATATTCTATCCTCCCCTCAAATCCATCTTTTATGGATTCTAAGTTTTCTACAGCCTCTACCTTTTCGTCGATACTTTCCAATATCTCATCGGCCTTTATTGAGCCATGTTTCTTTATTAAGTTCTCTATTTTCTCAGCGATATACTGTCCGTAGATGTGATTTCCACATTGCACTTCAACTTTTGCCTGTACGTCCGTGTCGATAGTTTCTGGTTCCATGTTGTTTATTAATTTTAAATTTTAACTAATCCTGTTACGAAAAATGCGTCACCATTCCCTTTTTCTGAAATTTTCACGGCAGTATTAAATATCTCTATGAAAATATTTTCTGAATTTATTGGTTTTATTGACTTGTATAACTGCCCCAAGTCGAGAGCTATTTGAATGTCACTGGAAATGTTATTCGCTTTTAATGTTTCCTTTACCTGAATACCGTAATTAGTATTTATGATGCTTAAAGATAGCACATTGTTGGTATTTTCCAAAACAACAGTACTCTTATCTGTCCCTTTTATTGATACCAATAGGCGATCCAAGCAATTGACAATCTCTTCTTTTGGTAGTTCTATTTCACATAAAATAACCTGCTCACTAACTTTTTCGTATGGCGGCGTAAAGTATTCTCCACCCATTATCGATATGATAGAATTTGAATCTTTTGCGATTATTCTATCCTTTAATGAAACCATCTCTAGTAACGGCTTCTTAAAAGCAAAGTTTATCAATTTCGATAACTGAGAGTGATGGATAGAGATTTTAGTATCAAGATTATTTGCATCGACTTTGATTACTGAAAAGAACCTATAAGCGTCACCGTTTGATGAGAATAACTCCAATCTTCCACTATCTCCCTTTTTCAGATGAATACTGTTTGATTTGCTCTCATAATTTCTATCGTTTTCGATCACACTAGCAGCTTCTTTTAGGGCATTACACAAAGTAACTCCATTTATCGGTTTTAGCCCTTCTGGCATCTTAATTTCTCTGTTCGGGAAGTCTTTAGCTGGCTCAATTGCAATATCTATACTTCCTGAACTATGACTAACACTGACACTATTATCGGTAAAGAACAGTTCAATGTTCTCGTCTTTTATGTTCTTGATATAGTCAGAAACCATCAGGATATTAAAACAAACGTCCTGTTTTCCTGATATTTCCACTTCTGATATTGGTAGTCTATATTCAATAACATTATGGTTATCAGAAGCAGTGAAGATTAATTCATCCTCACCGCATCTTAATAACACATTGTCCAATATCGGAAACAGAGGGTTTTTTGGTATAAATGGCTTTACTGCTTCTGATATTACCATCAGCCGATGTTTCTCTATCTTTATTTTCACGATTCAATTTGTTTAAGAGCCCATGCTTTAAATCCATCAAATTTTTGTACCAGTTCTAAAGCTTTCGCATTCCCAGATTCAGTTAAACCATCTGGAGAGATTGGAGTCGGAAATGATTTCGTAACCCAATTCAAAAGTATCGCTTTATCACCAGATTTAGCAAGATTCTCTAAACGCAATCTTTCGGCTTCTATCTCGGCTTGTTTTTTGGCCTCTAACTTTGCCGCAGCTTCACGTTCTTGCTTTAGTTGTAGTTCTAGTGCTTCGTTCTTTTTTCGTTCAATCTCGGCGAATTCTTGAGCCTTCTTTCTCTCTTCGGCCAAAGCGACTTCCTGAACCTCACGTTGCTTCTTCAATTCAGCTTCTCTTTTATCGGCCTCTTCTTTGAGTTTGATGTTTTCGAGACGGATTCTTTCTTGCTCTTTCTCGAAAGCTAGTTTTGCATTTGTTTTTGAAAGCAACAAAGCTTCAAAGTTTTCCTGAGATAATATCCCAAAATTAGCCTCTTTGTCCTCCACGAATTGCCACAGTGGCAGAAGTAATTGGAAACGCTCATTGTGCAAGTTCTGAATCTTTTCACGCTCCAACCTCTCCTCTTCTGCTTTCTTTTCGGCTGCAATCTTAGCCTCGAATGATGCTTTCTTTGTTGACAGATACGCCTCAAACACTTCTTGGTCCATATTGGATAAGTCGGGGTAGCCGAAATCTTCTGGTACGTAAACAGAAACGAGCTTAACTCTCTCTGAATTCAACTTGCTCAATCTTTCACGCTCCAAGTTCTCAGCGTGTCTCTCAATAGCTTCTAACTGATCCTCGGCTTGCTCATTTATCATAATCTCTCTTTTACCAAGAGCATCGATAAACTGTCCAGCCCTAAGGTAAACCTCTTTGGTAGTCTTTCTCCATTTCTCAAAGCCTTGAGTACGGTTATTCTTAATCTGTTTCCGTAACTCTGCCGCTTTCTTTGCGGTCTTAGGATCGTCTTTATCCAGAATCAGTATTGCATCAACTTGAGACAATAAAGTTTCTCGCTCTTTGATGATACTTGGTAAACCCTTGGCCAAATCTACGGCCATAGTTTTGTTTATTTCGTACTTCTCGTACTCAGCGTTGATTATAGGCTCAACTTCTTCTGCCTCTACTAAAATTGCTTCTTCTGCCATGTTGTTATTGTTCTAATTGTTTTAATAATGCGTCTGCGTATCCAACTGCGTATTTTGCAAGGCAATCTTCATGTAGTCTACCAGAACCTTGCGATTCCATTCCTATTCTTGTTGGATTTGATAATATTGCTGTCATTGCTAATTGTGCAAAATACTCCCTCTTTGTTAATCCGTAAAGTCTCACCTCTTCGCCGTGTTGGCTTTCTCCTATTGTCGGATATACTGGTTGTTCCCCGTTTTCGATTTTCATTTGATTAAATTTACTTTTGATTCTTTTGAAATTCTAACTGTTTGATCTTCGTCTTCTACCAAAGCCCACTTATACCTCTTGATATACGTCCGGCCTGATACCAAAACATAACATGGCCCAATCCCGTGTATGTACCTCTTCATATTTTTTCTCCATAAAGATTGATTCCATATTCTTTAATCATCTTGCTTAGGTGGTAATAATAAGTCCTCATACCACCTAAATTACCTTTTTCGTATAGCCAATACCCTAACTCGCAAAACACCTTATGCCACCACCACCCGATAGGCTTCCGTAATGGCAGTCTAACTTTGCTCCAACTCATGGCTTCGATAAGTCTTTCCAGTATTTCTCACCCTCTGGAGTCTGTTTCCAGTTAAAGGCTGTTACCAGGTGTTCTTCAATATCCTCTCTGCTCTTGTGCTCTTTTTGACGTTTTAACGCAACTCTGCGTATCGGGTCTGGGAGGTTTCGTAACTTCATAATTATTTATTTAAATTTAATTAAAAATCCATTACTTCATTCTTCTTAGATTCAGATTCGAATAGAGAAATATTATCCACTGGTTCTCGTTCACCATTATCCTCAATCCAACATCTATTGTCTAAGCTGGCATTTTCATCGACATATCTACCATTCACGTAGTTGTAATTCCATTCCCAGATACCTTGAGAACCCAAGTGTTTACATTTTACTTTTTGAATAGCCATCTTACCAAAGTTTTTATTTGCCTTAGTTGCTGCATCTACTTCTCTTCTTAAAGAAATTCCATAGTCAGCCATATTCCAAAAATCACTCGAACCGGCAATATCATACATTGTAGGCATCGGATACTCGCCATCTTTGTTTTTTTCTAACTTTTTTGGGTGTGCTATCAAAAAGAATAATACATCATTGGCTCTTGCAAATTTTACCATTTTTTGAAGCAATTTGCCTTGCTCATTATACTTTACTTCATTCTCAATTGTATTAAATGGGTCTAGCACAATGATCTTCACACCTTTTGCTTTGATAAAATATTTAAATCGCTCAAGTATCTTATCTAAATCAGAGCTTTCAGATGGGTCCACCCAAAAGAAATTGTCGTTTATGTATTCCCTAGCCATATAATACTCTTCATAGGTCATATATTGTTGGCTAAATGTTTTCCCAATAATCTTTTCTGAGATTTTTGCAATATGATTAATAATCGGGAAATTCTCTGGAGAAAAGAATGCAACCTTCCATTCGTACTTTAAGTTTAAAACCACAGATATAAAATCAACTAATTCACTTTTACCAGAGCTTGGTGTACCCGTCACTACAGCAAACCTCTTAGTTTCCCATGTTATTAAATCATCTAGTGGTTTAAACCCTAGAGTTTTACCTTTCTGTAACCCATTCTCAAACAGGTTATCTAAATCCCTGTTAAAGGCATCTGCAAAATACACTCCATCAATTCTAGGTATCTTTGCAGACTCAATAACGTGCTTTAATCCTCCCCTCCCCTCTCCAAGAAGGAATTCATTTGCGTCTTTATGTTGTCTAAGATTAGCTATCTTGCATTTTTCAAAACCAAGCCTACGTATAAGTTCGTTTTTAAGCAGGATACCTTTCTCATCATTGTCTGTGCAAATAACAAAGCTTTCTACTTTTTCCAAATCGTGCGTAGAATTGTCAAAGTATTCCATCTTGCCTACATTGGCCCCATTTGGAACTGAGATGCAATTATCAAATCCTTCTTCTACGAAACTCAAGCAGTCTATTTCTCCTTCAACAATAATAATCTCAGGATATTTTAGAATTGCATCGTAATTATACCATGACAATTCAGCTCCAGACTCTAATTTAAACGACTTATTTGAACCACGGTATTTTATATTCACACACTCACTACCTCTAAAATACGGATAACACACAACAGCTTCTTCTTTTTTTGACTGAGGCATCCAAACCACCTTCTCTGAGATACGCATTTTCTTTAAAGTGGATTCTGATATAGACCTTTTAGACAAGAAATATTTAACCCAGTCTGGCCTCAAGTCTGTAAAACTATTATCAAAAACAGGCTTGATGTATTCTACTTTCTCAAACGGTTTATGTTCAACAAACCTAGCTTCACAGTGATGGCAGTATCCTGCTGAATTTTTAGCATTAAAAGAGAAAGACTTAGCATGCTTTTTCTTTCTGTCTTGACTACACTCTGGACAAGGCATATTGTTCTCACCAGTAGATCGTAAATCTATATCATAAATTTGACGTGTATTAAGGCTAACTATTTTCATCCGAATATTGATTTGCTTGTGTCTCTGTTTTTATTCCCTTTTCCTTCCCAAAATAATTTATAATTAGTCGCCAGTCGAGAACTAAGTTGAAATGTCTTTTCTGTAGTCCAAAGCTCTTTGTCTTTTTTGGGACCAGTTTGTACTGGAGCTGTCCAGTACTCTAAAAAACCAATATACATTTCTTTGGTGTATTTGTCTGGATTTCCCTTTGCGTGTTCTCTACAAAGAAAATGTAATTTACCATCTCCGTAAGGAGAATCTTGTATATAATTATTATCTTCTTTATTATTATCTTCTTTTCTTTGTGGATTTCCGTCACCTTTACTCTCACTTTTTGATAGTTTAAGGGGGAGTTTTGGTCGAATAAGTACCCCTTTTGTGTATAAAAGTTCTAGTAATGAATTTCTATCAATACAGCTATTTTTTCTCTTATCATAAGCATCTTTTATACTATCTACGAAATCTTGACACCAGATAATGCTGGATTTCTCCCATAACTCTTTGTCAAACTTCCCTAACTCTACAAGATCTGTAATAATAGAATTCAACAAGTCTTTCCCTATTTTACACTTAGCTGATAGGAACATTAAAGAAGTGCTTTTTGATAAATCTAAATAATGGTATTCAGTCTTTGCTAATTCCCTAAGTATTTTTATGAAAGTAGCAAAACCATCGTTTCCATAAGTCTCTTCGATATAAAACATCTTCTGACCTTCGTCGCAATACAAAGGAAAATAAGATACAGTATTTAATTCACTCCTAGCCATTATTGTTTATTAAGAAAGTCTAATAGTTTTTTTTCATTATCAATCCAGCCCATCTCTATTGCCACAATGACTTGTTTTTCAATATCAGCAATCTTTCTCAATTCTTTTGCACTTGCAAGGTTTCTCATGCCTGTGATATGGCTACCAAAAACTTTTTTATTTATTGCTTTTGCATATTCAGAATAATTTGGTTCTATTATTACTTCTTTTATTTTAGAATTCATTGGCATATACTCAGACCCAGCATCTATTCTATCAAAAATAAGTGTATCTGTAAGCCAAACTATAACCTTAGCATATATCATTGGATTAAGTTCCATTGCAAGAAGTATCCAAATATAAGGATTAGCAAAAGTTTGTTTTGTTGTTCTTGCTCCAGTTGTTTTATAAACTCCAAGCCCTTTAAGAACTTTCGCAATACCCTCTTTCTCTACCATATCCATAAAACCAAGAATGCTTGTTTTTATAATAGATTGATTTTCAAGTATATAGAAAACTCTCTCTTTGAAATCATTTGTTTGCATTATATTATCAATTCTTCTCTCACCCCACCCGTATTGCCACCTAGCATTTTCGTATGCGTTTTGTAGGTCAGATATTGATAAAAAAGAATCTTTTGTATTTTGTCTAATCGCAATGCCAAATAACTCCCTATCCGCACTACTTAATACCACGTTTGTTTTCATGCTGCAAATATATGATTAAATTTAAATAACTTTATATAAAAAGTGTTATTTATTTTTCCGTGGGTCTTTCAATTGCTCGCCGTAAGTCATATTTTGTTAATTTAATTTAACCCATACACGAAAAAAAATCATTTCAAGATTTCTTCTAGTTTTTTCTTTACCTCTTCTGGCATTGTCCTGTCACCACTAAGGTAGAAAGATAATAGAGCATCAGATAGGAATAGTTTTTTAGCTATCCAAGTTTGCTTTAACCCTTTCTCTTCTATTTTGTCTTTGAAATTCATAGCACAAATTAAGTTAATATTATTTAACAATCCAAATCTTTTTCTAAATTTTATTTTTCACCAAACGCTAAAACTTTCCAGAGTAAATTCGAGTGTCAGTTCGTTGTGAGGTTCTACTTCGTGATTGGGAAATTCTTCGTAAGTGCCATAAAAACCACCACTACCCATCGTTTTCTTGATATTTCCATTAGATAAGCTTTCTTGGTATGCCTTATTGCAGCACCTTTTACTATGGTCTTTTATGCGTTCAATGCTTGGAATACCAT